TGCATTTGCGACACTTGTTGTTGAGTTTCAGCGCTACGCAGTTGAGATTGCGATGCCAAAAGGTTTTGCATTTGACCATATCTTGCCATTGGGTCGGCAACTTGAAGTGGCTGAACGCCAAGAGCAATTCTAGGATCGATGGGCATAATTTATCCTTGCATGGATGAATAATCGCCAGGCACTACTGTGCCATAGCCCGCAGGTGCTCCATACCCACCGCCACCACCACGAAATACATCAAGCATATTATTTCCTTGGCGGTAATTTAAGTATGTACCTAAACCACTGGTCAACGCGTTTGCGCCGCCTACATATCCAGACGCGCGAGCGTTAGCAGCGCCTTGGTACGCTTCACCAACATTAGCTGCCATGTTTCCGGCAATATTTGCCGAGCTGCCTGCATAGTTTTGCCCCGCAGTGCCAAGTGTATTAGCGGTTGTTTGCGACATACCAGTCAACGATTGCAAGGGTTGCAGACGTGCTGCACGTTCAGTCTGATAGCGATTAAAAGCGTTCATGTATTCTTGGCTACCCATTTCTTGACCGTAGCGTTGCGCGGCTTTTAACGCCGCGCCAGAAATTAAGCCACCGCGAGCTGCGGCAGATCGGTCAAGTGCTTGTTGGCCTTCTTTCAACCGAAATGCGTAGCCTGGGTCTTGTTGGAAAGTCTTCATACTAAATGGCGTGTACCTAGACGCTTGAACTAATTCAGGCAACGCATTGACGCCAGCGGTGTAGAAAGGTTTTTGCCGCCCTACGTTTTCTTCGTACATACGCGTTTGAAGCGCTAACTGTTCTTTAGCGGTTTCGCGTTGCAACGCACCAGAACGATCTGCTGCTGCGGCTTGTGTATCGGCAGCGCTACTAGCTGCATCCGCACCAAAAAGTGAACTGCCGATAATTGCGGCGGGAAGCATCCATGCGGCCATATTAATTCTCCTTAACTAAATTTTGTGCAATTGACATTACTTGCGCCATATCATGCGGTTCTGTCAAAACTTCATCAATCTTGTCTTCGTCTGTACAGTCTGTTGCATGGATGCAATACCAAACCACGTCTGTGAGCGATTTTACGCCGTGATGCTTATCCGCCGCAATAGTCAAGCAGGCAGGAGCATGGATAACTTTCTTTTCGCCATCAATAATCAATTCTATTGATCCGCTAGCCAATATAGACAAATGCGAAAACGTATGCTTATGGTGTAGCAGCAAATAGTTTGCTGGCATCCGCATTTCTTTAGCATACACACCTGAGCTGAAATGGTGATGGATCATCAGTTACTCCAAAAGAAGGATGTTGTTAGGTATATATTGTGTCATCAACCAGTTGGAGCCGTCAGACACCAGCGTGGCCGCGTCGCCCGAGCTGGCCAACAAGATAGACGTACCCGCCGCACCGCCGGTCAAAGGTACCACATTTGACGACGCCGATGCAACTGCTTGGATTTGGTAGTTCTGAAACCGCAAAACCCGACCCGTCCAGCTAGACGCTGTCGGCAAAGTCACCGTACAGGTCGAGCCAGACTTGTTGTTGATCAGCCAGTTTTCGCTGGCCGCTACTGTAAAGTTGGCAGTCTTAGTGACCGGCGCACCGCCAGAGGCATTAATCACCGACGCTGGCGTGACATTTGTCCAATAGCCTAATGATGTGCTGTACTGGATCAAGTCAGTATTAACTAATGTGCCAAACTCTACATTTGAGTCTGTGCCACCAAGTTTAGAGCCGCGAATAATTTCAACGTGAAAAGAACCAGACCCACCCGCGCCAGCTTTAATTACATAGCCAACTTGTATCTTAATGTTTGGTGCAACAGGTTCAACTTTGGTCGGGTTACCCGTTACTGGGTTGTACCAAATGGGATCGTCATCTGCCCAAGTTTCTCCAAAAGCACTACCGTTAGTTGTAATTCCACGCACTGTCCCAAAAACAGTAGTCCGTCCAAAATCATTAAGAGCCAAAGATTCGGTAGCTACACCAACAATCGCATTGCTATCTGTAATTCCTGCAATCGTAGGGGCAAAAGTAATAACGCCACTAGCCCCAACAACACCTGTATGGTAAATAATTTGCAGAGGTGAGTCTGTAATAGCGGCAGACGCTTTGCCGTAAACAAATATTTCTTCGCCAACTTGCTGAGTAATGTTGCCATTACCCATGCCCAAATTCCAAGCGCCTGTAGAACCGTCGTACCACATCTTTCCTGCGGCAAGAGTGACGGCAGAGCCATTGCTAAATTGTTGAGACAAGATACCACTAGCATTGCCAGTGTCATCAATAAGAGTGACAGAATTTTGGATAATTTTGCCAGTAACGCCATCAAACCTTGCAATAGCATTGTCAGTCGATGACGCTGGCCCTGTGACATCTCCACCGGCATTTGTCGTCCATGTGGGCACTCCAGCGCCGTTGCTGGTCAACACTTGGCCTGCTGTGCCAACCGCAGTAAATGCATAAGCCGTTCCCGTGCCGTAGGGTACAGCGCCAGCCGCAGGCGTTGAAGAACCGTTTGTACCGCCGTTGGCAATACCCAAGGTGCCTGCAAGGGTGATAGCGCCTGTGGTTGCTGTAGCAGGCGTTAAGCCGGTCGTGCCGCCTGAGAACGACAGCACACCAGTGTTGGTTATTGTCACGTTGCCTGTTGCGCCGGACACTGATATACCTGTGCCAGCAATGTTTGACAACACACCCGTATTAGCTACTGATATTGTGCCAACACCATTGGTGACCAAAATGCCTGCGCCAAAGCCAAGAGTGTTTAGGGTATACCCTGTGCCGTTACCAATCAGCAGTTGGCCGTTGGTTGGAATAGTGGATAACCCTGTGCCGCCGCTACTTACCGGAATAATGCCAAGCCCACCACCAACAATGTTGTACAGACTGTAAAACCACCGATACCATTCCCGCGACACCGCACCAGTTCGCTGATCAATAATCGGCACCCGTGGAGGCGTGATCTGGGTGGCGTTTGGACTGGTGGCCATGATTAAGAATTGGTCGGGCTTAAGATCAATTCTGCGCCCATGATGGCTATTTTGTTGGGGTCAGTGCCTGAGAGTTCGTATACACGGTCGCGCAGCTTGAGCGTCATGCCAAGCCTGCGCCAAAAGGTTCGGTGGCCATACGCACCAATTTTGCCAATTGGTGACCAATGCTCATTGCTCCATGTGTGACCGCCGTCATCCGACCAACGCAACATGACCTCGGGGTCATAGCCTGGTGCAGCAAGGTATGAGTTAGTGACTAAGTTGTACCCAGTAATGTCGGTATCCGACAGTTCGTATTGGCCTAAAGGTTCAAAACCATCGCCTGCTTCAGTGGTCAATGTAACGCCTGATTGAGTCGCCAAAAACGTCTGCACATATTCGGCCACAAGATCTAACCCTGACTCAGTGTCAATATTTTCGCTGTCGTATGCAGGGTATAAATTCAGCCCCACGCCTGTTTCACAGTCTAATTGCAAGCTGTGGTGCGCGGTGCGTTTGAGGTTGTTTTGGCCAGTCGGCAACGCTCGCCAGCTCCGCAACCACTTTTGGATGCCGCCATTGTCGGCGTATACATCCAAGTCAAACGTGTAGATGTTACCGTTTTCAAAGTCGCCAACAATGATATTGCCACCAAAGTTACATTGGCAGTTGCTACGGTGACGCATAAAATCACCGTTATCAAAGCCAGCACGTTCATGCCATGCTTGCGTTGATACGTCATAAACCCATGTAGCGTTGCCGCTTGGGAATGTCAGCACATAAAAGGCATGGCCTTCTTGTTGGTATGTGTAAGCAATAGCGTCCGAGATGTTGCCGTATTGGGCAATAGCGTATTCAATCGCGTGGGTAGAAATACGAATACCAGTGTAGCCATTGGCGCGGTAGACAATACCTTGGCCACGGGCGTCTGTGCCCAACCAAAACAAGCCGTTGTCCATCTTAGCGATGGTGTACGCTGATACGCAGCCGATCTCATTGAAAGCGCCTTGGATGCGGGTCAGAGGGAAGTCAGCCGCGCTGGAGTTGTACCAAACTTCTACTGAATCAGTACCAAACACCCACAGCTCACGGTGGTCGGCAATGATGCCCACCACGCCGTCGGGTGAGCCTTCAGCGCTTGCAAAGTCCAACGGATCAACTGAAGTGCCGTCTAGTAATTGCGTCACCCAAAGGATTTGGCTGTTGGGTTGATTGAATACAAAGTAACCGTCAAGGTACGCTACTGTTACTGCACCAGCAAAGTCAGGGTCTGTGATTTGGGCAAATACGTCGGTGACTTCGTTGTAGATAAAGCCGTCAGGGTTGCAAGCCAAAAAGATCTGCGTTCCATTGTCGGCAATAGACACAGGGCCTGTGCCAGTCACGGTGCCCAACAGCGTAGGGGTGGCATTCAAGCCAGTCAGTTTAAAAAACTGATTGCCCGACACAACAAAGAAATCACTGCCATTGGTTTGATGCGCCCACAAAGCGCGGATCGGGCCAGTGCCTACTGATTGCAGAAAGTTAAGTCCAGGGGCGCGGTTAAGAAAGCCTGGTTCTTTACCGCCTTCGGGAATAACTTCAGGAAACAGATTGACCATGCGGTTATCCGCAGCGTTAATACTGCGGGCAACATACGCCGACCCAAGAATCGGCGTTTTCATTAGGCCGCAACTGCTTTGATAACCGCAAAGTTAAATACGGGTGTTTCTGTGGTTGTGCCGCCAGTAGTGCGAAATGTGATATTAAAACTTCCCGCAGCCACAGCAGTGACCATCAAGTCATACAAGTCAGTGCCTGACTTTTGGTTAAGAATAATGACATCGGTTGCTGCCACGGTGCTGTTGGTCACGGTAAATGTTGCCGCAACAGTCGTTCCTGCTGCGCTAAACAGAGTGATTGCACCCGTTGTTTTGTTTAGCGTCACGCCCGTGGTGCGACTTGTTATTTGCGTAATTGCGCCACCAGCGCCAGTTGCGTAGCCTACGCCAGCCGTGCCTGTTGAAGCAATCACACCTGTGGCAGTCAAACTTGTACCTGTAGCTGCGCCAATAACAGGGGTAACCATAACCATACTTGTACTAGTGCAGGCACTAATATTGCCGCTTGCAACTGTCCCCAATACAGGTGCAGTCAACACTAATCCTGTACTTGTGCAAGCACTAATATTGCCACTGGCAACGGTGCCTAAAACAGGCGCAACCATTGTTGCATTGGTAAACAATAACGCATTGGTGACTTGTTTTGTTGTGCCTGATTGCACAATTGGCAAGACATCAGCAGCAGCAGCAGCAGTTGCAACGGGGAGAGATGAAATTGCGATGGTGGCCATATTAGTAGTTTCCTGCAAAAATGTTAAAACGTTGACGGGATGACACAATAGCGTAAGGCATAGACATAATGTCATCAGGATTGTTAATGCGCTTCAAATTGCGCTTAGAAGTCATTGCAATGCGCTGCACTTGGGGGCTTGGCTCCACGCCAAACTCAGGCGCAATTTCCATAGCCAAGTTGTAGGTGAAAGCTCGCAAATAGCCTGGTGGGAACAGAATATTTGTTGCCAAGTTAGCAGGCTGGGTCAGCTCTTCAACCGAAACAAAGTGCCATTCCAAGTCCCGTGTAGGCTGCGGGTAGATGGTCATCGTAACGTCAGGGTAGGTCATGTTGACAAAAATGACCTGTGGATACGTTGACGTTACGGTTTTAACAGCAATGCCGTCATATTGCTGTTGGTTGATAAATTTGATGCCGTAAGACACGTTGGTGCCTGCGTCGCGGTAGTAGGTGGCGTCATCTAGCAACACGGGGCGGTTGCCTATAAAGTTACCTGATGGGCCAAGGGTGCGTGTAATTTGACCGGCAGGCCAAGTAAATATCTGATCTTGGGTGCTAAAAACAGATAGACGCTCGGTATTCCAAGAGTCGATCATTTGATTCAATGCCATCAGCGAATCTTCAGACACAGACGCGGAAGTTGTCTCGCCTTCAGCCAATACGCCGAGCAATCGCAATGCTCTGTTGATTTGATCGCCAGCGGTGTATATGGCCATGTTACGCTCCTTGTTCTGCCGCCTCTAAACTAGGTCGGCCACGACGACGTTTAACTTCCAATTTGTTTGCAACAGGAGCCGCCTCAACAGGCGTATCCAAAGTATACCTTGTCCAGCCATTTGTTTCATCATAAACGGCTTCAAGTTCCATAGTGGCAACCTTTGCACCATGAACGGGGTGAGACATATAAATAACAGGCATAAAAAGAAGGGGGTGATTAGCCCCCTGTTGGTTTAGGCAGTGATGCCGATGTTTTTTAACGCCACACGAAGAGCATTGATGGCGGTTGCCAGCTCAGTCCCCGTAGCAGTATTTCCGACCGCAGTAATGGCCGCAGCTTGTGTAATTGGCGTGGTTCCATAGAAACCCGCAGTTCCACCAGTTTTACCCATGATTGCGCCGTTTAGTTGTGCGTCTTCAAACGCGACGCCTACAGCAATAGTATTTGGCATGATTTTTCCTTTAAAAAATAGAGGCCGAAGCCCCTATTTAGGTTTAAGCAATACGATACAAAGTGTATGCAGCGTCGCCAGTTTTGCGGAACATGAACTGCGCTGCGCCACCAACACCTGCCGCACTGCCGGTAATAGCAACAACCAAGTTGCCAACCGCAGTGATGCCAGTTCCAACAGCCATTGTGATGAGGCCGGTGGAAGTGCCAAGGTTAATAACAGTCAAATTGAACGTACTGCCAATTTTTGCGTTAGTTATAACCGCATCAATTGCGGTTGCCGTTGGCAAAGTGTACGTAGCAGCGGTTGTGGAGGGGTTACCCACCAACAAATTGCCCGTAATTTGTGCAACGGTCAGGGTTGCAGTTGCGGTTGCGGTCTGTTGAGACGCTGTTGCATACAAGTCAATTTCGTTCAGGTTGCCGTCACCGACTTGGTAGCCACCGCCAGAATTAGGTAATGCCATGATAATTTTCCTTTAAAAAAGTTTCTGATCAACCCCAGATGCGGCAGGCCATCTGTGGACGAATTGTGCTGAAGCCATACAGTACGTCAATACGGCAAGGCATACGGTCGTTGTTGATGTCGTACTGACGAACAACGCGCAAGCTGATACCGTTATGAACTGCGCGAGCAGCCATATCGACGCCTTGGGGCAGCAACAAGTCGGCGGTTGCAAAAGTGATCGCATCTTTGTGGTAAACCAAGTTTTGGGGATACTGAGTGCTGGCTGTACCGACAAACACAACGGCTTTGGCAGTAGCAGGCAAAGTCAACATGGTAGCCAAAGCGTGAGCTGCTGAATACATGGGCGCTACGGTCACAGTAGCAGTAGTGGTAACGGTCGAAGACGCCAAGGCCACAAACTGGAACAACGCGCCTGTGGACTCACGGGTTTGTGGGTTTACAGCGTAAACATCAGCAATCGTAAACACGTCACCAACAGCAATCAGTTCACCAGAGCCAACAGTCAACGTGAGGGTAGAAGCACCTTCAGTTGTTACAGCAGCGCCAGTGGTATTGCCTGTAGCAATGCGGGTGCCAGTAGTGTGCTGCTTGATTGACTGAGACATGTTGACTTCATCAAAGCCCAACACGCCAGTGCCCATCATGCCGTTCTTAAACTGCTTGCTGATGGTGTCGGTGGGGTTAAACAAGCCCTTCATGCCTTCAACCAAACCAGCGTTAGCGGCAGGATTGACAGTAGCGTAACGTGGTGACATCACGGCAGCATTTTCGTTCAACTTCTGTTGGGCTTGCAACAAGACCAAAGAAGTAGAAGGAGTGGTGCCAGGGGTGCCAACAGTGTTACCGATGGTTTTGTACGCATTGGCAACGTCAGCATCAATGCTGGAGGCCAACTGGCTGATACGGGGCTTCAGAACACGTTCTGCAAAGTCATCCAATTGCATGGTCAATTCAGCAGATGTGAAGTTGACACCAATGTGCTTTTGGGTAGACACGGCCAAAGTGGTGAACTGTTCGTTGTCGTCTTGCACTTGCAAGGCGGCACCGTCGGTTACCAAAGCGCGGTCAGGTAAACGAATACGCAGGGTCGAACCAATCTTGGCACCTTCAACAGCGAAGCTGTCGTCGTACTGACGGTTCACGTTACGGGTGAGCACCAAGTTGTTCTCGAGAATCTCGAGAGCTTTACGGGTGATCATGTCAATCGTTAAGATACTATTAGCCATGAAAAAAGTCCTTTAAAAATTGTTTAGCGGTTTTGTGCTTCCCACTTCTTACGCTGTCTTGCTCGTTCAGCTTCAATCCACTGCGAGTCCGTCATGGTCTTGGTAGACCGTGGGTCTGTAGTGTCATAAGCTGGGCCTCCAGAGGAGCGAGCTGTAACAGGCGAAATTGGTGCTGGCGCTGACGTAGTTCTTTTCACAGGAGGATCGGTAGCCAACTTGGCCTCAATCCTCCCAATTTCCTTGGCTTGCACGAATGGTGCCAAGCGAGAAATACGATCTGCTTCCTTGGGGTTAGCGCCGAGGTAGTAAGCTACTTCAGGGCCAATGTCCGAGGCTTGAATCGTCTGAGCCATCACGTTAGTAATTGGCAACTTGGGGTTGTAGGCGACTTGTTCAAAGTCGTCGTACTTCGTCCGAGCTTCCTCTTCCTTTTCGTGGTAGGTCTCAAGAATTGCAGATTGCTGCCTTGCTTCTTCTCGTTGGGCAAGCAGTTGTTCGGCTTTCTGGTAGGCCAATGCGTCTGCATAGGCTTCAGGGCTTTCAAACTGATCGACTGGCGGGACGTTTGCTGGCGCTCTCAGCGTCTGGGCTTCAGCTTGACGTTGAGTCTGGTCTCTTTCCCACTTACGTTGCTCTCTTGCAAGCCTTTTGCCAATTGCTGCATCAAGTTCTTCTTGGGTAAAAACCCTTGAAGGCTCTTTTGCTTCTTCAGCGACTTCCGGCGTTTGAGTTGCTTCCTGAGTGGCCGTCACTTCTGGAGCTGGCGCGGAGTCAACTTCCGCTAAGGTTTGTTGGACTTCTTCAGTCATTTTTGAATCTCAAAGATTCCCTGGTGATCGCACCAGTACGGTTTTCAGCATTATGCTTGAATTTGGGCTGTTTGGTAAGCTGGCTGTAAACGTCTTGGATCATCAGCCAAATAAAGACCACCATCGTAACCAATTACGACTTCAGCATCATGTTCTGTCGCACCTTCGGGCAATGGATTATTGATGGTTTCAACACCATCTACAACTTTGATCTGGTAATCCCATTCGCCAATATTGATGCAAATGCCTTGAGCGTCACGATAAATTTTCATTTTGCCACCCATCCTGTGTTTCCAGTTCCTGATTCTTTGACATACAGCGTTGTGCCAGCACCGCCATCAGTTCGTGTAAAAAGCGAACCAATACTTGCTGTAACAGCGCCTTCTGGCGAACCTGGCGCAGATGTCCAAATTCTCTGGTCTGTACCAACTCGCAAATCAACCGTATAGGTGCTTTGCCAGCGAAGACTAGAAGTCCCAAGAAGGTTTGCGTTGTCTTGTATTGGAGCTGCTCTAGAAAATTCTCCAGGCCTATTTTCTACGTAAATAAAGTTACCGCCAGCGTTTAATATCGTAACTGGAGCATAAACGGGCGTATCGTAAGTAACAAAATCAACGCATCCAATAACAAAGCTATTTGTTTGGTTTGTAAATTTAATGCTGTCTGTTGCTGTTGGTTTAATAAATTTACAGTTTTGAATTCTTGTTTTAAACACAGTGCCAGTTGTACCAATATTAAGGTCATGTGTTTTAGTGTTTGCTATACCAATAAAATCACACGACATAAAATAATGGTCAGTGCAACTCCCATCCAAAGTGTCGTTAATAGTTACAGTATTAGTGACGTTTGCAGCGCCTTGTGGCTCAAATATACATTCTGTAAACGAGTGTTTACTACCAGAATCAATTAGAAGAAGTTGAGTGGCTGAATAGGCGACATCGTTGTAAACGGTTGTTCTGTGGAAATAGTTTTCTGTTCCACGAATCAAGTGAACTGTGGATGTAGTGCCGTTATAAAAAACGCACTGCTCAAACATTGTGTTGTACATATCCTCAAGCAAGACCGAAACAGGCGGCGCTGTTGAAGTTCCTTGAGCTGAGTACACGTTTACTATTCGCCCGTAAATGATGAACTTAAGGTGAATGTTGTTTGTGGTGCAGCCGTTGACAAACACATCTTCAATAATGTGATGTGCGCTGCTTCCAAGGGTAGTACCAAGAATGGCAATTCCCTTTGCGGCCAAATCATTTCCCTCTACCGCAAGGCTTTTAATTCGCATGTTGTATGCGGTTCCCGATAAGCCAAGTACGGTAATGCCAGCAGTGCCAGCTTTGATGGTGGTGTTGTTTCGGTCGTTTCCAAACAAAGTAACACGGCTTTTTAAAGTAATGCCTGTGTTGACAAGGTAAGTTCCGTTTGGAAAATACACCGACCCGCCAGCATCAGGTGTAGCGTTGATAGCAGCCTGAATTGCAGCAGAGTCATCCGCAACCCCATTGCCAACAGCGCCAAAGTCAAGCACGTTTAGGCTTGCGCCGTTTATCATCGAATATGTTGCTTTGGTCAGTGCCATAATCTATTCCTTTTACCAGTTAGCCAATGCAGTGTACTTGGAGCCGTTTTCAACATCTGTTTCAAACTCGGCTTTTTGTTCTTGGGAGTAATTTCGGCTTTTAACTCGTTTGAGTTCTTCGCCAACAAGTTCAAGCCAAGTAGCTTCTAACGTGTTTGACTTTATGTCGTGGGTTACAGAAGCAAGATAACTCATGCTGTTACTCCTTTGATTACTGCAAAATTGAACACGGGTTGTTCAATTGTTGTGCCGCCTGTTGTTGCAAAAGTTATCCGAAAGCTACCCGCAGCGGTAGCCGTGACAAATATTTGATATAAATCAGTGCCTGACTTTTGCGTAACGTGAACAACATCAGTAGCCGCCACGGTTGAATTGGTAACGGTAAAACTTTGAAAAGTTGCAAGGCCAGCAGCAGAAACAAGAGTAATAGCACCATTGGTTTTATTTAACGTCACGCCAGTTGTGCGAGATGTTGCTTGGGTAACAGTACCGCCCGAGCCAGTGCCATAGCCGAGGCCACCAGCACCAAATATAAGTACATTCCCAGAAAAATAGTTTTGCGCTGTACCAGAAGCGTAGATGTTGTATTTGTTTGCACCGCTGGTAACTGTGCTGGTGATACCGTAATTGTTTGTACCTTGAGTTTGGTCAACAATGTAAAGACCATGCTGGTTTGTAATAGTTGACCCAGC